TATATCAAAGGTATGCAAACACCACTACGACTGACATTTTGAATGCCATTAAATGAATAATTCACTCTTGCATCTGTTTCACTTAAACCAGAAGAAACATCGCCAACTTGAGGTTGCTGTTGTGGAAAAAGCATATTTGTTACACCGCCTATTGCCATTGTTACTCCATAAGTAACCAAAGAAGTTCCAATAGTTGCCAGTAAAGTTCCAGCAGTTGCAACAGCACTTACAGCAGCACCACCACCAACAAACAAAGCAGCCAAGAAAAACCAATTACCTGAAACAATCGGTATCATTCTTATTTCTCCTTCAAAAACAACATTTAAATCTTCTTTTGTTTTTACAACATCATTATTTATAGTAATTCTGTACATATTTTGCTGGATATGTGGTTCAATTTCTGGATAGTTACAAGCCAAATATTTATAAACATCTTTCATATTTTTTACATCTGCATAATTAACGTGCCATCCAACAAGTTCTGCTAATCTTCCATAAACTTTTATTTTTCTTAAACCTTTTTCATGCTCTGTTCTTTCTCTATCTAAAAATTTATCTTTAGAAAGCATAGGCTTATGTTTTTTTGGTTTAAGTTCTATTGATTCATCATTAAGTGGATCAAAAATAAACCAAGATAATCCTAGAAAATCACAGTTTTTTATATCCTCCTCAGAGGCTGTTAAATCTCCGTTTGGGTGTGAATGACATATATGTAATACAGTTCCAGTTTCTTCTGCTGCTGCCCAATCTTCTGGGTCTATCGTAAAAGAATTTGCACCCTCTACCGAAATATTTTTACAAGGATAATATTGTTCTTTACCATCAATATCAAGCACCAAACCACAGGATTCATCTGGCAGAGAAGTCTTTGCGTGATGAAGTGCCTGTTCTTGCCAAGTATTCATGCGAAAGTACCAACTGAAGGAAAATCTTTTCTTGTAATTATTCTCTTAGGTGCGTTTCGATTTTGCAAGTCCAAAGACATTGCAAGTTCAAATTCAACAAAATCTTTACTTTCAATAGTTTTTCTATCTATAAAAAAAGTATGGTTTTCATAAGTAGTATTTGCTGGAGTGCCAAAAGGGTTTGTTCCAGATGCAAAATTTGCATTATCAATAAATTTAAGCAAGGTGGTAATTCTTTTGAATTTTGCCTTGTTTAAATCATTTCTTGGTGTAGTTAGATTTGCCTGTGTCATTAATCCAGTAACAGTTGACGCTAAATTACTAATTCTTACAGTGGGTCTTGGCAATGCTTTTCTGCTTATCGAATATTCAAACCCATTTGCTTCTATCGGTATTCTTATATAAGTATTTCCTTGAAATACAACATTTGCAGTTGTGTTCATATTGATACCATTATGAAACCTTTTTACATCAGAACTTCCATGCAGTGCAGCTTCTAAATGAATTTCAAATAATTCTATCTTTGCACTTGGGTTTGCTTTTTGTAGTTCCTCTGTAGGTATTGCCATTATGGTTCAAATACCTCTCTAAATGTTGCGTTTATTGTAGCTCTACCATTATAAGTAATTGTTTTTTGCCATCTTTGGCAAACAAAATTTGATATTCCTGATTTTATTACTGATACATTTCCAGAAGTTGTCGCACTACTTCCAGCAGTAATTACAAAAGTATTTGCATCAGTTAAAGAAACAACAGAAAATGTACCATCAGATGCAGTGCCAGATGTAAAATCAACAGTTATAGAATCATTTGCAAATAATTGATGTGCTGTAATAGAAACTGTAATCGTAGTCCCACTCTGGGAATATGTCCCTGTTTTTGTAGATGTTTCGCCTTCTGGAGTAAATGTAAAAGATGCCTGATCTAAAGCACGTTCATTTAGAAAATATGTAATCTCATCACTTTGAGCTTCAGTAATATTTGCAAAAGTCAAATTATAAATCTTTGGATTTTGATGTGCTGCTATTCCTATAAGCTGCCTTTGTTCAAAACCATCTGCAAAACGAATAGTTGTAATATTGGGCTGACTTCTTTTTGTCATGCCATAGATAGGTTTTACTGTAGTTGGAAATGCTGCCATGACTATGTGTTAGATAAAAGCCCTCCAGCACGTTTTTGAGCAATCAGTTCTGCCTGTATAGCAGCACCCAAAGCTTGACCAAATGAGTTGGCTTGCCCTTCGTTACCTTCAACTGTGCTTCCAGAGGCATCTACATTTACTGTAATCATGTTGTTAACTGTGCTGCCACCAAGTTTTTCATTTGCCGTAATTGTACCAGAACTTCTAGGAGTGAAAAGCTCTGGCCCTCTTTCTCCGACCATATAACTGCCACCAGCAGATACAGGGCCACCATTTGCTCTAGCTCCTCTGAAAGCTGGATTTGATGGCATAAAGCCAACTTTTCCAATATTTGTTCCAGAGGCAGTTGTTAAAGATCTTCCTCCCATAGTTCTAAAGCCACCACCAAAACCACCTGTAAATAAACCTCCTAAAGCATTTCCTAAAAAGTTTCCAATTCCAGAAACTGCTTGCTGCATGGCAACTTCAATAAGCTTTCTTTTAAGTTGATTTAATACGTTAATGGCAGCCTGACCTAAAGTTTGTGTACCCATTGCAGCATCAGTCAAGTTTTGAACAATACCATCTTCAACTGCTTTTCCTATCTCCATAAATTTTTCTTTTAATTTTTTCGTAGCCTCTTCATTTTTTCTTATCTGTTCTTCTGCTTTTTTACTAGCTTCGTTTTGTTTTTCCTTTTCTGCTGTTATTTTTTCCTCTGCTCTCAATGTATCTAATCTTGTTTGAAGTGCTTCTAAATCTGCTTGAGCTTCTTCAAGTTTTCTCTTCGCTCCTCTTTGTGCATTTCCTCTTGCTTTCTCAAGTGCTTTTCCTAAATCTTCTACTGCTTTTTTTTGTGCGTTAAATGCTTTTATGACATCTTCTTCACTTCCTTCTGTTATAAGGTCTCTAAATGCTTTTGCTTCTCCTCTAGCTTTAAAAAATGCTGTTGCAAGTCCTCCAAGAGCTATAACTAATGCACCAACACCAGTTCCAGCTAAAGCAATTTTGAAACCCATTAAAGATGAAGTTAATGCAATAACTTTTAAATTTGCCGCAGCTAAAGCAGCACCAGCTATCGGTAATATTACTGCAATACCCTTTGCTGCAAGAGCAATACCAGCTATCAAGAAAGATGCTTTACCAGCATCAGAATTGACAAACTCTGTAGTTACACTCACAAATTTTGTAAGTTGTTTAACTCCTTCTAAAACTGCTGGTTTTAATAAATCACCAAAAGCTCTGGATAAGTTTTCTGTTTCATTGCTTAAATTTTTAAATACTTGTGTAGGGTCATTTTCAATCAAAGCTTTTAATGATGCACCACCATCTGTCTCAATTTTTCTTAATGCTCTTAATACAACATCACTTGTAAGTTTTCCTTCAGCAGCAAGTCCTTTTAATGCACCAACTGTCACACCAAGCTCTTCTGCAATAGGCCCTAATAATGTTGGGATTTGTTCAGATATACTTCTAAATTCATCACCAGCTAATCTTCCAGAACCTAAAGCCTGTGCTAACTGCCTAAAAGCGTTTGATGCTTCTATGGTTGATGCACCAGCCAATTTAGCAGCAGTATTAAATCCGAAGAAAGTTGATTTAATATCATCAACTCCAACACCTAAAGGAGCTAATCTTGCTGTAATATCTGTAATTCCTTCCAAAGCTTCAGTTGCACTCAAACCAAATGCTTTCTGTGCATCAGCAGCAACCTTTTGTGATTTTGCAAAAGTTCCGCTTGCTTTTGTTAATAACTTAAGTCTAACATTTAGCTTTTCAAAGCTTGTAGATGTCTTTACTGCGTTTCTTGCTAATAAAGTAATACCAATACCACCAATAGCTGTTCTAAGGCCACCAAAAGACTTCTGAAGAGCATTTGTCTTTTGTTGAACACCATTTAATGCTCTATTTGCACCACTGGCATCAACTCTTAGTCTTACAACTGCCTCTGCCACAGATAAACAATAACTTCCTTAACTATATCTTGATTTGCGTTTCATTGCATCTGCTTCTTTCTTTTCTCTCTCAACTTTTAACTCATAATATCCAGCAAAAAATATCAACTCTTCATCTGTAAGTTGTGTTCTTAATTCACTAACTGTCTTACCTAATTCTGTTGCAAGGAAAAACTCAAAATTTAACCAGTTGTCCCCCTTTAGGATTCCTTTGCGTTTTCAAGGGTTGCTTCTTGATTTATGCCAAATAAAAATAATTCGATTTCATTTAATACATTTTCTGGTAGATCAGTTTGCAAACTTGCAAAATCTGAAGGGTGGAAAGCTTTTGTTCCATCTTCTTTCTCTGCTAATTGGCAAAGCATATGAGTTGAGACAACTAATGGATCATCACTACCAGCCCTTTGTGTAGCCCTTGCCCTGTCTGCCCTTGTTATGGCTTTAAAGTACAGACTTATGACAACATTGCCATCATCATCTTTGATGTCAAATTTTCTTCTTTTACTTAAATCAAATGCCTCTCTGAGGACTTCGAGGGTGCGTTTTTCTGCCATGAATAAAATGCGAAGTTTTTACTTTAATTAAATAGCTGAAGTTATAGTTCCAGTTGGCTTGAATGTGATGCTGATTGTATTTGCTTCACCAAGAGTTGAGCTTTGGTCAAAACTTGTGATAATACCATTGAATGATATTTTCTTTGTAGCACTTGAACTGTCTGGGAAAAGTTCAAAAGATGCTGTTCCAAGATCACCAGTAGTCAAAACACCATCAACAAAAGTTGCTGTTTCTCCAGATGCTGAATCATCATAAAGAAGTTCTGCACTTCCTTCGCCTTCAATAAGACCACCAACAAACTGTTTGAATGTGTCGCCTTGTGCTGTTGTTTCTTGAATGTCTTTGGTGATAGACATACTCCAAGCTGTAGTTCCTAATACAGGGTTTACTGAAGAGCCACCATCATCAAATTTGACTTGCCCAACATCACCTTTTACCTTTG